TAGTCATCCCAGCTGTCTGCCACGAGCTCGAGTATTTCGCCACGGTGCGCATATATCGGAATCATTCCCATAGGGTCATGCCCGATAGGGGCCGTGCACGTCACGGTTATCCCCACATTATCCCTGAACCAAGCCTCTACGGCCGCAGAGGTTCTACGTGCGTGCAGTGCCGGTTCGTCTAACGGGGCCGGTTCGTCTCTCATGATCGTCCACCTTGGCAGTGCTGGCATACCCCAGCGTCACACACGTGGGTGTCTTGCTCTGGGCGTTCCGGCCGGTACCCGGTACCTTTGCAGAACCAGCAGCGGTCACGGTCGCAGATAAAACAGGAGAAGCTATCGCACGCTAACGGGTCATGGTCACTCATTGTCTCGTCTCCTTTGGTCGCTGTATTCGAGTCGCCACCGTCGCTTACCTTTACACCCTTGGGTCATCGGGCATCGCCGGACGTTGATCGAGGGGACCCTACCGGCTTTGATGACCGTCAGTTCCCCGCACTCTTCGCACATCGCCCAACAGGCTGTGAGCTCTGGCGATAGTCCCTCGTAGAGTCCCGCCTTGTAGGCCACCGGTGCGATATCCTCGAGCTCCTCGTGGGTCACTGTCCGCCCCATAGCGTCCTCTGTGGCCTGTAGCCTGCGTAGCGTCATCCTCGACGCCAAGGGCCGATGACTTGCCGTGCACGCCTACGGACGTGCCTAAGCACCGTGGTGCCGCCCATCCCGGTCATCATCGACATCTCACGGGTGCTGTAGCCCTGCATCCGCATGATTACTAGGCGGTCTACCTCTTCGGGGGTGACGTGGGCTGGTAGACCGGTCCTCGGGCTTTTCCTTCTAGGTGTCTGTTCCATTGTCCCTGTCCATTCCGATCATGTCCTGCATTATGGATAGGCCGAAGTGTTGCAGTACCTCGTTTATGTCCTTGTCATGCTCTTTGGCGAGCACGCTAAACCCTGCAGCAGCTAGGCCGGTTAGCGCCAAGATGACCTCTCGGTCAACTGTTGCGGCCATCTCCCGTGCTGCTGTACCGCCTTCGCAGTCGTCGTGGATCCATGCCGTCAGCAGCGCCACAGCTTCGAGGTCGTGCTGTTTATTGGGTAGAGGAATCATCGTTTTGTACCTTCTTCCAGAGGGTCCATCGGTTTTTGTTGGATGGGCACCGGTGGCCTATCTCCGCCGATTCTGTCGCTTTCATTGTTCGCCCGCACTTACACACGTAGGCGTGTAGGGCACGGTATGCGTCTTTCGGGATCATGGCTTCTTGTTTGGGTGGTAGGTAGGTTGTTGCCTGCCCATAGCTATCTGGGTGGCCAGAATGACTTGTTGATGCCAATACCTGATCGCCTTGGCTAACATACGAGCTCCACGTGCCCGAAGAACCACTCGACATATTCGGCCTTTTCCATGTTGGCGAGGTATTCGCCACCGTTGGTGGATCCACTTTCGTTCAGGGCATCGAGCACACAGTCGATATCTAGATCGGTCCCTGCAAAGGAGTCCCGAACCATAGCCTCGAAGAACACGGGATCATCGAGCTTGTTGGGCACCTCGTGTGCACGTAGCTCTTTGGGTGGTCCCTGTTCCGGATTGGGTTCTGCAGCAGTTTCGGAGCAGCCCGCCACGATCGTTCCCGTTGCGATGAGTGCCCCTACTGCTAGTGCCGTCAGTTTCTTTCTCATTGGTCTGCCTTTCTTGTTGGTTGTTTCGAGCCCCGAAGCGGATTCGAACCGCTGACCTCCTGCTTACCATGCAAGCGCTCTACCGACTGAGCTATCAGGGCGGGTATGCTCCCGAGCTACGGTTTGGCGTCGTCGATGAAGGCCTGAGCGATCGTGCGCCAGATAATGTTCGAGGTGCCGTGGGCGCTCATGTCGCTGAACGCTTTTCTAGCGCTCCGCAGGGCTGCAGTGCCCTTCTCCGCCTCGTAAGCCTCGGGCTCATGCAAGGCGTCCTTCAGGTCCGGTATGATGGTCGTCCGCATGTCCTCACCCAGCGAAAGGGCGTTCAGGGCACCAGTTGCGTGCTGAACCCACTCGGTGTACAGGGCCTCGTCGTTCAGCATGATCACAGCGGCGGCGTGCGTGGCTGCTTGTTCGGCTTCGGTTCGGTCGGTGGTCATCGTCGTTCCATCCTTGCTGGTTGCTTCGTTCTGATGGTTTCTTCCTGGTGACAGGTTAGGCACCGGTATTCGTTGTTTATTCGTGCTTCAAACTTTCCGCATCCGTGGCACCGGTGGATTCCCTCGCATTCGCAGGGGTCCGCCTGTTCGACGGGGGTTCGTGAGAAGAGCACGTCCACTAGTGAATCACACGTTGTGAACGTCTGCAACCTCGGTTGCAAGGTTTCTTATATCCAACATGAAATCCGTCACCGCATCAACCGACACCAGACTCCTACCCTCCCCACAATTCTCGGCCATGAAATCATCCACGAGTTCCAAAACCCTGTCCATACCCCAAGGTCCCATAAGACAAACCTCCTCTAGAAAGCGGAAAAGGGGGACCGACCGGCCCCCCTCGCTCCGCACCTACATTCCTTAGACAACATCCCCGACAGGGGCAGCATCACCAAGAGTGACCTTGAAGAGTTTCATGTTGCGGAACTCCTCAGCCACACCAGTGAACTCAATCGTGATCTTCTGACCGACCTTCGGGGCTGACTCACGCAGCACCGTCTGTAGGTTCTTCTGGCCAGCGGTAAGCGTCTTGGCTTCGCCGTCAACGTCGATGATCAGCTCCGGGCAATCCTCGTCGTTGAAGTCCTTACCGACTCCCAGACGAGTGACAACACCCGTGACCTTGTCGCCCACGTTCTTCCACGAAATATAGGATCCCGTAGCCGACTGGAATTCTGGTTTGCCCCAGTATTCATCTGACATATGCATTCTCTCTTTCTGTTTGGTTTACTGATTGATTTTCTACGCTACAGCTTGGCGGTCCGGGGACTCCCACCGGCACTCGCCAACCGTAGGTTGACGCAAAGCCTTCACGAGCGACACAACAAGTACCACCCTGAAGGCATAATCCACCAACACCGTCGCCGGAGCGAGCGGGACAAGTCGCCAATTCCTCGTGGCGATAGCTCCCACAACAGCCCAAGCAAAGAACCCCAGAGCCCACACAGCCAAAGCCCAAGGGCCGTTCGCCACCACCGCCCACACCAGCAAAGCGGGGAACACCACAACATACAGCAGCCAATCGGCGATCATTCCGAGGTAACACAACCCAAACCTCGAAGACCACAGGGAGCGCATCTTGTTGATGCCCTGGAAAGTCCCCCACATCCAACGGGTTTGCTGCTTAAACCACTGGTCAGGACGTGCGACGTTCTGAGTGAAAGCAACAGCATGAGGGGCATGTCTCACCCTGCCTTTACCTTCGAGCCTCAGGAACGCCATCCATGCCGTGTCATCCACGATCAGGTCATTGGGTTGGTTCAAAGCCTCATGAAGGAACTCAGAGGTATATACGCTGTTGCTGCCCGAGATAACGGTCATGACGTTAAGGGCAGACTGTCCACGACGAGTCAACCACCCATAGCGGACTTGCGCCCAAGCCATAGAAGCCTGAATGGGGTTCCAAGGGTTAGCCCCCTTAGCTCCCCGAGTCTCGCCGACCACAACAGCTGTATCATCATCGAAGCGGGCCAGAGCGTACCCCAAAAACCCCTCTTCTAGGATAGTGTCATCGTCGATGACCGAAACGTGCTCATAGCGGCCAAGGTCGAAGTGATGGAAACACTTCTTTAGTGCCGTGGGTTTCCCGACGTTATCCGCCAACGCCAACACACCAGTAGCCCCAGCCTTCCTGGCTGCAGCAGCGGTCTGCGAAAACGGTCCATCGACCACGACAAACACTTCCACGCCTTGCGCCAAAGCCGAACGGACCGTGGCCCCGACCGTAGCCGCACCCTTATAGGAAGAGAGTAGGAACGCTTGGCGTCCATGCTCCGGGGCAACCCAAAGAGTTTTCCGCCCCAACCTCACAAGGAACCATCCGACAAGAGCGCTGATGAGCCCTATGGCCCCTAAAGCGAACGTCATAGGCCCCGAGCCAGTCACCGGCAACATATCTGTTTGAGTAGTGTTACTCATCTTCCGATCTCTCTATCTTGGTCACGGACCCGCTTAGGGTCCTCGTTCTCCACGGGGAAAGACACCCCGTGCAACGCTTCCACTGCAGCGATGGTCGTGAATATCTTATCCAGATCCTCGCCGGTCTGCTCATCCGACTCTTTCAACGTCGGGACACCCTCCGGCCAACGGACCTGAAGGTCCTCGCCGTACCCCGCCGCTACAAGGCCCTTAGCACGCTCCACAGCGGCCGCTCGTCGCTTAGGACTAATAGGTCGCTGTATCAGTGCCGGGGTTTGGTCTATCGCCTTCCTGGCCATTTGTTGAGCTAGCTTCTTCGCACGCCAACAGTCCACCGCCTCGAACGCTCCGTTGGCTGTGGCGTCCAAACTGATATTAAAAACCTCGTATGTCATCGCTGCATCTCTTCCTCTAGTAGCTGTTCAAACTCGAGCTGATGATTTTCAATCAATCGCTTGATGGCAGCCCACCGAGCTGACCGGGATTCCTTCTCCCGTTCCGAAGCTTCCGAGTTCTGGTCCTTCCTCCACTGCCGCATGTACTGAGCGTGGCGTTCTTTACGGTGGCACCCGTGGCACGTAGCCTCCCAAATATCGCCGTCAAGGCGGTTATAGGAGTGGAAATCCCATTCGTTTGCTTCAACCCCGCACCTTTGGCATTCTGCCTTCTTACTCATGGCTTAATGCTCACAATCAGACCGCCGTCGATATCGGGGAGCGGACGTCGGACAGCTTCGCCGTCCACCTCAGTGATTAGATACCCGTTGTCACCTTGGCAAGCAGCGTAGGCACCCAACTGCATAGCCTCCTCAGGGTAGGCACCGTGCTTAGAATCAGCGCCCCGACTCTTCCAGTCGATCAGGTACGTGCCCCCATCCAGACCATCAACCTCACAGATAGCGTCGAACGTCCCGGCATAGCCAATCTCACGGTTGAAAACACAGTGTTCGAGATAGATGGGGGTCAACTGTAGCTCTTCTAGCATCCGGTCAGCAGTGGCGAGATACGGTTGGGCTTCAACGGGGGTCATCCCCGGCAAAGGGTCCCGACCCAAAATACGGTCCTCAATATACTGATGCACCCCAGATCCTCGCTTACCAGCGGACCGCAGTGCGCCACCGGCCTTGTTAGCGATGAACTCCACACCGTCTTCCTCGTCCTGGTCCGCCAACCAGTCCACGTGCCCCATAGCCACTTGACCGGCCCTGACGGCATCGAGAGGGTAGACGTTACCCGAGGGAAGCTTCTTGCGGAACTCCTTGTTCATCGCCCCCTTAATGGTCGTCACGCTAGGGTACCGCTCGGTATCTTGCGGCCAAACCTCGTCGGCGGGGAGGTGGTCCACGTAATATCTGGCCCCGTAGTAGGTGGTACGCAACTTATTCGGGTGAGCTGGAGAATCTGCCGTCAAATACATCATTGTGGTGCACCAGCCTTTTTGATCGTCGCAGTCACACTGCCACCGTTCTGTTTATGGTGAGCCCTTGGTTTAGGAGAGATCTTGTCTTCCTCCTCTTCCCGGACCTTGTAGTACTCCTCACGGGTCATCGCCCCCTCAAGGGCATAGTTGGAAGTCCACTTAGTGGCGGTCATACGTTCGGCTTCCTGTTCTTACGATTCTGGCCCTTAGTGATCAGAGCCCTAACGGAATGGTCATCGTCGTGCAACGGCCACAAATACTGTTGTATCTCGTCGGGGGTATACCCCTGTTCATACCATCCAGACACAAGGTCTACTTTAAGCCAACCATTATATTTCACGTAAGTTCTGCGTTCGACGGGGCTCATGCCCCCATACAGTCCGGTACCGTCCATGACCTGAAAGGTTCCGAACTCAAGACACTTGTCCCGGACAGGGCACAGAGCACAATAGGCTTTGCCTTTCGCCCAATCGTCCTTCCCGAGCCTCCTACCGGCTTCGGGGAAGAACAGCGACAGGGGAGCCTTCTTAGTGTGGCAAGCCCCCTGCTCTCGCCATGCATGCAACTTAGGAAGCGTCATCATCCAGACCTTCCCGGTGTCGTGCGATGTATTCGAGTTCTTCAAGTTCCCTCGGATCCCCGCTAGGTCCCCCGACAGGTCCCCGAGCCCAATCATGGAAGTTGTGCAGTTTCCGTGCACCCCATAAAGCGCCACTAGCCAAGATGGCCAGCACGATGATAAATATTTCCATTGGTCTGCCTTTCTTTGAGAAACTGTGAGCACACCACACTACTCACAACCGGTGAGGAATGCAACTTGCCCCGAGACAATAAAAGACCCCCCCACCAGCAGGCAAGGGGATTAGCCTACGGAAGGGGGGTCTAAACTTTTAGGTGTTATTTAGTGACCAGTTTGTTGGCGTTCCAACTCCCGAGCAGTCAGCCCAGAAGCGGGAGTTTCCACAACAACCCCGGACCGAGTGGGCTTAGGTCCCTTGGCGAAGATCACGCCTAGTGCGAACCAAGCGAGAACCATTGCCGTGAGGATTAGTGCGAAGATCATAGTTTCTTTGTATACGCAGAACGCCACCCTGTCAAGGATTATTCAAACTTTGCGGTCTTCGGGTCACCGACACGGGAAGCCGCAACACCCTTCAGGACCGCAAGTGCAGCAGGAACGGCCGCAACCGCAGCAGACTGCAACACCGAAAGGTCAAGGGCACCGTCGGCGAACATGCCGGACGCCAACAGCAGACCCAGGAACGTCTGCACGTAAGTCCAGACGACCCGCTCGGAAATATCTTTAATCAGTTTCATACATCAACCCTATCGTTAGTGCGTACCCAGCTATATCAACTAGGGTGTCTCGTTTATATCCATTACATTGCCTGCTGACCTTCATCAAGACCATGCACAAGGCGACCTGTTCGGCGGACACGTCAACCCCGAGAACCACAGACCACAACCTAGCGACCCTAGCCATGTTCTCGCCAGGATCCCCGTAGCCATCCATACGATCGCCAAGCACCAGCCTCTGAGCTTCCTCAAGGATGGACTCATCCATCACTTAGACACCTTCGCAACCCACTTCGGCAGAGACATCCCCGCATACTTGCGACACAAGTAATCCAGAGAAACAGTGCAGATATCGAAGCCACCTTCGCCGTCGCACTCGTTCAGAACAACAACGCCATTCCAGTGGCCTGGACGTTGCGGATCTGACAGCCCCGCCTGCGGTCCCCGGTACTCGGCCTGCGAATGGAAGGGATAGCAAGACCCAGCAACCAGAAAGTTTTGGTTCCGCCCACCGGTGTATCTAGTCGCCCATTGCAGCCCCTGCTCGTGGCCCTGCACGGCACTAAAACCCAGATGGCGCAGACGAAGATCGGGGGAACCAGAATATGGCCTACCCGACATCGGACGATACCAAAAGTGTGCATAGTGAACTCCGTCCACCACAACCGGTTCGAGGAAGGGGTGGACCTCCCAGTCCCTGGAGTCGAGATCGTCGAGCGAAACGACACCCTCCAGCTGTTGCGGGTTAGCGTCGATGGCCCTGGTCAGTCGATGCTCGTGGTTGCCGTGCAAAAAGATTTTGCGTGGCGACCACGAACGCTTACGGGAAATAGGATCATCCAACAAACGAAAAGCCTCGTCACCCGCCTCGATATCGTCCCAAAGTCGAAGGTTCTCCATAGCCTTTGAACCTCGACCGTCATAAGACGATAAGGAGGGAAAATCCCAGTGGTCGCCAAGGTTCACGATCACATCAGGACGAGAGTCGCACGCATACTCAGATATCCAACTGACCCACTCTAGGGAAGGTAGACCGGGGCGGACCTGAAGGTCGGGGATTACAAGGTGTCTGCTCAAGGGTGGGATTCCAGATGTTGCCGGACACGAATAATGAACTCCCCGCATTCCTCCTCAGTTCCGCCACCACAAACAGTGCGCAACTGCTCAGAAACGTCAAGAGAGTCCGCTTGCGTATAGTCTACAACCCCCAAAGCTAGAACAGCGGAAGCTAAAGCAATCATCACGTACACGGCCCAAGCCGGGCACTGCTTAGTCACGACGAAGCCTGAACGACCAAGTTAATCGCCAACATGATCGCAGAGGTTGTGATAGCGATAAGGACCCCTATTAGGACCTTCTGGAAACTGTCGACCCTATCAGTCAACTTATCCACCGACGAAACGATCTGGGTTTCCACATCGTCTATCTCGGTGGCTAACCAGACCGCACGGTCATCCTCTTTGATTCTCTGAACCTCAACCGCCCGCATCATTCCCCCGCAGCGTTCATATACCGGACCCAAGCCCACGTGGCCCTAGCAGTCTCCTCATCCCACTTGCCGGTCTGGGGTAGAGAAAGGAACTCCTGCCACTTCTTAGCAGCATCAGCCACCGACTGATCGTAGACACCCTCGTTGTCTCCGTCCCAGAGCTTCAAGCCCCGGAGGGTGTTCTGTACAGATGAAACGTGGCCGGGATTGTTCTCCGCACCAACCTCAAGGACCTTGAAGGGTGGCTTCTTAGTCTGTTCGGCTACCGCCTCTAGGAACTGGCCCCACTGAACGGTTTTGATGATCGTGTCCATCGTCCAGTCACCGTTACCGTCCTTAATGTCCATGTAGCAGTGCTTCCAGATATGCGCACCGTGATTAGTGACAGGACCGTA